ATCGGGGTCTGTAGCGTCGGTTGGAGTTGCATCTCTAACAAGGGGGAGAGTTAAAGTGCTTGCTCCGCCCGCAAGGTCAAAGCCTGTTATGTTCATTTTGCCTGCATTACCGACAACAGTTACGCCTGTCACATTGTTAGTGACAGGTTCAACAGTCAGAGTTTGACCGGCAACTAGGGTAACTTGGTTTTTAACACCCGCGCTGATAAATCCAGCTAACGAGCGGACGGGACCGGAGAATGTGGTTCTAGCCATTTTGATATTCCTCACATGCGAGTGTGTAGCCCTGTGGAACCATGCCCATATTGCGGACGGCGTTGATGTCATTATCTGCTGTACCTACACGCAGAGTAGACTTCAAGATGCGGTCTGCTACGAACTGAAGTTCTTTAGGGATTATCAGCTTGTTGCCTTGAACAGCAATTTTTAATCCACGCTCATCTGTGAAAGCTGAGATGTCGATTAACGCTTGCTCAAGAGAAGTCTCTGTAAGATCCGCCGACACAGTTAACTCATTCTTCAGGTTTGGACCATTCAGAGTAGGGTGAGTCAGTGAACATAGAGGCTGTCCGTCTCCGCCAAGAGATGTAGTGAACGCGCCGTTTAGAATGGCCGCCCCTTTGATCTGCTTAGTAGTCGCCATTGAACGTGCAAGGGCTTTTGTGTACCTAGCCGACAGCTTGTCATACAAGTTGTCTTCGATAGCTTCTTCCGTTAAGGAAAAGGCTAATGCTACGGTCTCATTGGTGTAACGCGCCGTGTAGACTTCTTGCGCTTGGTCGTATGCTACGCCAGCACCTTCAGCCTTAGTAGGAGCTTCGCCAAAACCAGAAAGCATGACCTCTTCTTCAAATGCGCGATCCGAAGACTCGACATCGTAGATTTCAGTGTGCTCTTGATCGTATGTGTTGTACTCAAGACCGAACAAAGCGTTCAGACCCGGCTCCAACTCTTTTACTAATTGGGCTCTTGAAATAGCCATTTGCTAATCTCCTTATTGACCCGCAACGCCGGCTGAACCGTACAGATGCTCGTTAATTTTAACCACCACAACAGCGTTGGCCCCTACTTCATTGTTCGGCACGTCCCAAAGACCAATAATCTTGAGATTAAGCGCCGCAGTTGTAGCTATAGTACTTGTATCAAGCTCATTGGCCGATAAGCCAGTCACTGTGTTACCTGTACCTATAACAATATCTGCATTTTTGCCGTAATTAGTTACAGCGGAAGTGCCATCGTTCTGGAGAATAAACATCTGACTAGGATCGTCAAGTACATCAGCGACAATCTTGCCTTGAGTGATGTTAATACTACCAGGGTAGTAGTTAATAAAAGTAGGCTTCTGCGTTGTAGGGTCATTGTAAAAACAACCGTTAAACACGCCTACCGCCGCTGTGTGAGCAGCCGGGTTAAACTGTAGAATGTAACCGTCTTTCAAAGTGACTAGGTCACCTTGGAAAATAGCACCTGCTTGATTGTCCGCTATCTCGTAACCGTACTGCTTCTGTGCTCCAGTACCGGATAAGTTACCAAGCGGACGTAGCCCAAAGGCTTTGTCGTTATTAGCCATGATTAATGTCCTTTAAATTAAGTTATTCGGTGTCCGAACGTGGACCGCCGAGGCTCACTTTAGACTGACGTTCTGGATTATTGATTTTCATAGACGATCCTGTGTTCGTCTTCAATAAGTCATTGTCAGCCGCTCTAATTTGATCATGAGTTCTCTTGTCGTAATATGCACGACGCTCCGCAGCAGTCTCTTCGGGTATCCTAGCCAGCAACATTCCGCCAACGCTAATCACGCCTGCATGTTTGCCGTCGTCCTGGACACCAGAATCAAAGTCGGGATGTTCGTCCGCACGCACCAGTTCATACCCCTCACGGAGTTTGGCTGCTACATTGCTGCGGTCGTCTGTCCCACCAGATTCTGCTCTGATCCACCGTTGATTGTAGCCCGGAGGAGGAGGTGGAGCATCTAAACGTGAAGGCGGAGCCCAAGCTTTGCGACGCGCAGATTTTTCTCGTGAATCACTCTCACGAGTGCTGCGTTTAAGTTTTGGCACAGTAGTAGCTTCGGTCATAGTCTAATCCTTTACGTGTTTCGCATATTCTTCAAGTGGAACCCCAATTCTTTTTGCAATAGCAACTTGACTGGGAGTCAACCTTACAGTGCGGCGTGCTGTGTTGTTAACGCCCGAAGATCGGGTTGCAGGTGCTACCGGCTGCACGGAGCGGCGTGACCTGTTGTTAGTTGGCGTACCTTCAAATTCATTAGGAAAAATGTCCTTGATACGACGGTCTATCTCATGATAGTACTCATCCGTAGTAGGGTCAAACCCTTCTTTTTGAACAAGGTCTATATGAATGCCTCTAACCGCGTGGGTCATAACGGTGTTCTGTCCAAACCACTCATTACTTTCAGCCCACTCTTCCGCCTTAATATCCGGCTCTGGCGCACGAGGTGCAGGAGCGGCTTGTTGCGGTTGAGCTGCAGCGGGAGCGGGAGCCGGGGCTTGTGCCCGACGAGCTGTTGTGTCTTGAATCCTCTGCTGTTCCATCATGGCAGACGTTAACCGTTGTTGCGCCTCGGTCTCCGTATCAATGTCACCCTCTTCTCTTGCCTTTTTTATAACTTGTTTTAACGCTAAGGTATGAGAACTGACACGACCCTGAGCTTCTTGCAGGCGCTCGCCATCAGTTTTTTGGAAGCGCTCTTCAAGCACTTGGTTCTGCTGCTGCACATTTTTAGCAAACTCCAACGCTGCTTCTTCGCGTCGTTGTGTCTCGCGCAAACGTGCGGTCAGCTTATCAATGCGCTTTTTAACTTTACCTGAATAGTTCTCAAGTTCTTCTGTTTCAGGAGAGCCTACTCTTTTCTTCTCTTTCTTAGTCTCCTCAACAACTATCTCTTCTTGGTCCGCCACTTTTGCATCAGTGCCGTCCTCGTTCATCTCAACAGTGGTCTCTTCTTGCTCGTCTTCGCCCACGTCAAAATCCATCTCTTGATTCAGTAGTTCAGCCATCGTTCAATCCCTCCTTACATGTGTAGAATATCTTCAGGGTCATTTACTAGCCCCAAAACTTCATCATCATTTAATAAACGAATCTCGCCGCCATCTATTTGAATTCGAGAACCTGCGTACTTTCCAAATATGACCCACTGACCGGGACTGCACCACGGTCCTTCTGGGAACTTAGATTCGTCCGCATAAGCTAGCGCGCCCACTTTAAGCACATAGCCAACATTAGTGGCTAATTGCGTTCTTTGGCGAGTCTCATCCGCAAGCACGATTCCACCTTTAGTGGTTTTTGCACCACGGTAAGGAAGAATGGCAATGCGCCAGCCTGTGGGTTGGGGGATAAGGTCAAGGATAGATTTAGCTAGGCCCTCGTCGTGGACCTTGCCTTCTTCGGTGTACGCATCATCAAGAGTAGTTTTCTTAGGAGCACTATCTTCCAATAGCTTGTTCTTCTCCCACTTCTCTTCCAACGGTGTTAGTTTCTTTTCAGCTTCCATATGGTTCTCTCTGGTGGTTAAAAATCTTCTGAATGCTTATCCACTCGATCTCGGATAATTTGATCCACAAGCTTAATTCCTTCCAGACGGCCCATAAGAAAACGATAGCGCTCCATGTCTTTTATTGTGCCGTTAAGCACAATTGCCTCGGAGTCTATCTGTAATTTTCTAATATCTTTCAATACGCTTTCAGCGAATTCCAGCATGGTCGTTTTTCCATGAGAGCAGACGGTATCTAGCCACTGTCTGGGGGCTTGTGCTTAATAAATCTTTACGGGTCTATTCCCGTCACGCTTTTTTACTATTCTAGCAGGTTTCTTAGCCTTAATTGAACCACCCTTTGCTGCTTTTTTAGGCTTCGCAGTATTTAAGGCTATCGCAATAGCCTGCTTACGCGGCTTACCTGCAGCCATCTCTTTTTTAATGTTACTGGAGATGACTTTTTTACTAGAGCCTTTTTTTAAAGGCATTAGATCACCTCGTTAGCAGAGTCTTGTTGGCCCACATCCACGCTTGGCTAAACCGCATCCGCGAGACTGAACTGTCTTCATCTTTCCTGCGCTTTTCTTAACTGAGCCGCCTTTTGCCATGCGGTTCATCTGATTCTTTTCGTAATTCTTTTCGCGGTCTATCCTACTGTACTCGTCACGAGCATTGCGGCCTTCCGCGCCCTTGGCATAGGTCTTAGGCGCAATGCGATAGATTTCATCGTCTAAATTACGTAGTGTTTTCTTGTCACGAGCCATTGAGCCTCTCATGTCTATCTCCTAAAGTTTACTAGGTTGGTTGATTCTTTCACGGGCCACGTCTGCACGCAACTGTGCTATCTCTTGCTGCGACTGGATACGTGCCTCATTGCCCTGTGCATTCTGAGCAATCCTTGCTTGGTCTACCTGAACACCCTGTTCCTTTATAGCAATGTCCGCCTGGTCCTTAGCAGCACGTTGCTGAAGCTCTTGTGCTTTAAGCGCTATTACAGGGTCTTCTCCGCCGGCTTCCCCAGAGAGCTCCGCCTGTGTTCCTTTTAATTCCATCATGTATTCAGCTACTTTCACTGCAACCATTGCCTCGCGTTGCAAAGCGGAAACCATGTTGTCTGGATCTGAGCCGTAGTCTGCGAACAATGCAGCCTCCGTATCCTCTTCCGCTTTTAATCGGACATGCTGCAGTACATGCTTTTGCAATTCTGCTGCAGCAAGTGGATTAGACTGGATAAGTCCTGATAATCCCATAATCAAATGAGCTGCAATGTGGGCATCGTGCTGCTGTCCTGCAAAAGCCTTGAGTGACTTACCATCTGCAGCCTCCATATTCTCACTGGCGGGGTCTGTTGGCGCCTGATTCACCTGCACCTTTAGAATACCGTCGATATCGCGCACATTCATGGCCTGGTATACCCGATAATAGGCCTCGTACATGTTATGCATTTGTGGCGCGCTTTGGGCGAGCTGCAACTGTGTCTGGGCAAGCGTAATACGTTGCGCGGCAGAGAACACGTTGGGGTCTGCTACCGGAAGTACAGCGACCATATGGCAAAAATCGGACTTTTTTACACTTCTAGACGCGCCAGGCACGTCATATGGGTAATCATCAGGCAAATATGCCCCAAAACCCTTCGCTAACATCTCAAATTCTTGTGTCTGAGCGTAATAAAGACGCTTATGGATAGCAGACATGACAATAGATCCACGCTCAAGCAGTGCCATGGTAGTTCCTACCGCTGCCTGCTGGTTACCATCCCCTACTTGCATGTCTGCCGTGCTCGCTAACCGCTTACCCGCCTCCACAGCGAAGCCCATCAGGGTATATAACGTCTGAGAAGGCTCTTTATAGGGTAAAGGCATCAACGATGCCGTCAATTCAGCGCCCCCTGCGTCAATATCTCGCCACTCACCTGGTTGGATAGGCTGATCATCGTCAGCAATCCGTGCACCCTTAGCTTTAAAGCCCGCAGGAAGGTTGGATAACGTGCCCGCGTCAAGAAGTTGACGCAATGCCATAGTTGCTGTCTTAGATAGTCCACCAATCAGGTGAACAAAGCCTAGTCCGTAGGCTCCTGGCCCTTCAACTAGCACATAATGCACAAAAAACTCACGGCGAAGCTTTAATTCGTCTTCTTCAAGCCAGTTTCTACGAACTCCTACGACTTTTCCGCTGTCTTCCGCAATCGTAACGACATACGGTAGCTTAATTCCGGTCTCATTCTCTTCCTCGTCCATGTCTTCAAACCCGTAAAGGTTTAAATCCACACAGAATTCGAGCAAAAAGATTTCTTCAGGCTCACCGCTTTGCGAGACACCTACCGTCCGGTTGATTGCATCACGAATTTGATTGCCGCCACTAGGATCATTCTGTGGGTCTACCTCAACATCAAGGTATTCGCCTGCAAAAGCTCGCTTCTTAAACTCATTGGTATCCATAGCAATCCGCTGCGTAATACGCGGACACTCGGAAATAACGCTAGAACCGTTATAAGGTATATACAGATCATCAGGAAGGACTAAACGGCTTACCATGCGGCCTAGCTGCTCGTCATAGTAGACCTTCTTAAAAGTAGAGCCCCCGTAGCCTGTGTAAAACAACAGTTGGTCAAACTCAGGGGTGTATTCTTTCATCACCGTAGTGATCTGGTAGTTCATGAAATCTTGGACACGAGAGGCCTGTTGCGTCTTGTCCAGGGTCTCTTTTCCTAGAGTCTGTGTCCGAACGGGACCGCCTGCGGGCATTAGCTCTTTAAACGCTTGCGCCTGAAATTGGACAATAGATTCAGTAAGCATCGGATGAACCGTGCCCGCCGCGCCACGGAAAGGTCGTGTTCTGTCTTCAATTTTAAGTCCTAAGAGCTCTAGTCCGTTGGAATACATCTGTTCCCACTCACCGCGGGAAGACCTATCCGCCTCAAACAACGCCAATAGCTCGGAGGAGATCCTGGACAGCTCATTATCGTCTAACACTTCTGCCAGGTTGCTGTAAAAGTCAACGTCGTCATCTTCTGGGTTGATTTCGACAACCGCGCTACCGTCATCATCCAGGATGATTTCGATATCCGGTTCCATCTCGTCCGCCATCTCAATGATGCTAGTTACGGGAGGTAGGTTTACAACCTTATCTACTGGCATGTTTTTGTCCTATATGTATCTGGGGTTATTATACACACGTTCTATTGCTCCACCCTTCTTAAAGTATGTAGGAGGGGTGCCTTCAGGGGTTTTTATCAGATGTTCAGGGCTTTCGATTGGTCGTGTCTTGGCTTTTCTAGCCAAGACTAAGGGGCCTACTTGAATAACTTCTTCCGCGCTGGCTACAGGCATCCCATCTGACTTTCTATAAAAATAACTATGGCGGAACGGGTTCATTCCCACTTCTACCCAATCATCCGCATCTGGCGCTTTTCCACTAAGTATGTCTCTGGCTAGTTGCTCTACTTCTGCCGGGCTACGGTTTTCCCAGCTTCCGTTAATTCGAGCTATAGTGCCTTTGTTTGACTGGTCCGTAGCCATCCTCAATGCTTGTTCGGGTTTAGACGTAAAAGTGACATCCGTAAGTACCGCTGTTGGTGCATATCCCACAGCGTTTCCATTTTCAATTGTTCCGTCGTGTAGTGTTACAACCCACGTATCGTTGTCCTCGTAAGCAGAAACATCTAGCCTAGAAGAAATCCTAGTGCCATTAGGGACCTCTAAGTTTTCACCCACAATGCCTGCGGATTTAAGCTCATTCTTACCTAAAGCCATAGCTATGACTTCGTTTGTAGGGACTTTTTGTAGCTCCCCTAGCGGTGTTATAGGTTGAAATTCTTCCACAACTTTTAGGTAAGCGTCGGTAGTAATCTCATTTGCTTGAAGTTGTATTGCTGCGGCTTTAACTTCAGGTACGCGGACCTGTTTTACACCTTTATTTTCCGCTTTAAACTTCCTAATGTCGTCGTCTGTGACTTTTAGTATTTCCCTAGCTTTTTTAAGGTTGCCGTAGCCCTCATCCGGCTTCATTGCGAAAGACTCAAAAATTATTTTTCCTCTTGCATTTCTAACCAGAGGTCTTTGAGCAGGCAACGGCGTATCCGGCAGAGAGCCTATGCCTTGGGCTTGGGGGGTTTCGTAGCTGCTGTTAAGGCCGCTATTCCTTGTCCAGTTGTAGCGACCGGCGAATTCGTCTTCAACCGCCGATACCCTTGGGG